TGATTCTAACTTCATGGTCATCTTCTAATCTAAAACGAGAACCAGCATATCTGCCAATTAACACCCAGTCCTTTTCTTTGCACCAAGGTTTGTTCCCATATTTTTCTGTTTCTTTATAAGCTAAAGGACCAACCTTTAAAACGTAAGCAACCACTGTGGATAGAGACTCTCTATCCATGGTTTCTTTAACAAGTTGAATACCGCCTTCAGTAACGCCCTTACCTCTATAAGGTAGCACAAGAATACGCCATCCACTTGGAGTTGGCATTCTGTCTAACAATGATTTGTTTAGTAGTTTGGGGTCTAGAACTCTTGCTTCTTCTTTTACGAAAGCATGATCAAGTTCTGATGAGGCTTCTTCTTTTTCTTCTATATTTTCTGCGACTTTGTCATTCATCGATATCATCCATATGCAGCGTTTCTTTTAAATCATCTATGAGTGAGCGAACCGCCGATAACGCACCCATATGATATTTGTAATCTTCCATGGATTGTACATTCCCTGCTGAAAGACTGTCAACTAAATCTTGTTCTCTTTTGCGCAGAGTCTTAAAAAAATACTCCGCAAGTTTTACGCTATCCATGGCTCTCTCCTGCCTATGTAGTGTTTATCTTAAATTAATTCTACCAAAGTCTGGAATCATAGATCGATTGTTATCAATTTTTTCCATGCTTACAGGTTTAATTGCACCAATGTTTGGTATGTTTGCAGGTGGAACTGCTGGAGGTACATAATCAGGGTTTGGCCCAACTGCTTTTGGCACAGGAATTAAGGATTGTCCTCTTCCTAGGCCCGCAGGTGAATACAAATAAGAAGCTGTATCTGATAAATCTATTCCTGCATCTGTTACTCGTTTAGCAAAATCTTCAGTCATGCCTTCAGGCATAAAACTTGAAGCTGGTGTTGGAGGTGTTGGCATGGTTGTTACTCTGCCTTCAAAACCACTTGGTGGTGGATTAAGCCCTACTGGAGGAAGATCTCTAGGATCAGGCAAGAAACTATCGATTGGCTCTGGTTCACCCATTTCCATTCTGTCATTGTATTGACGCATGATGTCATCGTAGTCAAAGTTTAAAAAGTCAGGAAGGCCGCTAAAATCTAAATTACTAAAATCTGGTATTCCCGGAAAAGGACCGCCTGGTAAGTAGGGCTCAGGTTCAGGTACAGGAGAAGGAGTTGGTGTAGCCAACTGACCTTCAAGCTCTGCAATACGATCCATCATTTCTTGGAATCTTGTATCTTGAGCTGCCTGCTCTTCAGCACGCTGTGCCATCTCAGCTTCTCTTATTGGAGCTTGAGTTGCCTCGTACTGTTGTTGAAACTGTTGACCCATAGGAGATTGCATTTGACGCATAAACTGTTGCCCAATTGGATCGGGCGCTCTATCAGTTGGCATGAAAGCTTCTGTAGGTTGAGGTGGGGCATTGTAGCCTTGAGGGGTAAAATATGCCGGACCACCTACAACTGCTGTAGGTCTGCCTATTGGCATGGGCTCTGGTGGTAATGCCATTTGGCCAGGTGCTTGACCTAAGCCTTGAGAGTAGCCAGGTACTCTAGAGGGTTGACCAACCATCTGATTCTGCACGCCTGTTGGTGCAGTTAAAGCATCACCAATTGCCATTTAGGAAACTCCGTTAAATTTAGTTCCTCTCAAAGCAGCTCCGCCACCACGAGATTTACCAGCGCCATATGGTTTTGGTCCGCCAGGATTAGGAACGCTTTCTACTTGCTTGTAGTTAACAGTGCCTTGGTCTTTGATGCTTACGCTTGTCTTAACGCCTTTTACTTTTTCCATTATTTTTACCTTTCTTTTTTCTTGCTGCTTGTAGAGCAATTGCAATGGCAGTTTTTTGTTTTTTGCCACTGCCCATTAATTCACTTATATTAGCAGAAATTGTCTTGCGACTGCTACCTTTTTTTAAGGGCATTACTTTTTCTTAACTACCTTGGCCTTAGCCTTAGCGACAGGCTTAGACTTTTTGGCTTTAGATTTAACCGTCTTGGCTGCTTTCGCAAGGACCTTGTCTGCATCTTTGTCCGCCTTCTTGGCGATCTTGTCGATGTCGATATTTGCATTCTCATTGATGATCGGTTGATTGCCATTTAGTTTTGCCTCTTCTTCTTTCATTGCAGCTTTATTGACTGCTGTCATTTTTTGTCTAACTGAACTCATTTGTTGCCTCGCATGATATCCATTGCTTTAAATTGATTTTGCTGCTCGATTCTTTCACGAGCAATTGCATCTTTCATCATAGCAATTTCTTTTTGAATTTGTAACCTTTGCTCTGCAAGTTCATTGCCTTGCATTGCTTTCATTGCATCAAACTGTTGACGCTGTACAAACTCTTCACGTTTGCGTTGTACATCATCAGCTTTAATGTCTAGCTCTTTGCCTCTCAACTCAACCAATGGATCTGGCATAGGTGGAGGTGGCATAAACATTTGATTGATCTGTTGCATCAACTGAGAAACCACTGCTGCTACATCACGAGCCACAGAGTCTTGCAGTTGTTGTTGGTAACCCATAGAGACTTCTGGTGGCAACTGTTGTATTTGTTGCATCATCATTTGGAACTCAGGGTTCTGAGCATTTTGTTGATCTACTATTTCAGCAGCTCTAAATGAAACATGCTGATAAACGTGTGCTTGTATTAAAGATAAAACTGCTGGATTTGATTGAGCAGTAATGGTGCTATACAAAGACATGTGTGAATTAATGTGTGCATCATGATCTTGTCCCATAAATGCTTGTTGGGGCAATCCTGTAATCAGCCCTGCGTTCTCACTTGCAGGATCCATAGGTTGTGGCTGTGGAGGGGGTGGCAATAACTGTTCAATGTTTTGCACTCCCATGGCCGCGTACATTCTTCGATAAGCTTCATAAATACCATTAGGTCCATGAATCTCTGGATTGCTTTGTACTGTTCTCAATAACTCTTGAGCCATCATGACTCGTTGAGACATAGAGAAAGTATTTGGATCTGATATAGGTAAGACGTCTACACGCTCATCAAAGTCCACAGCCTTGATGGTCTGATTACCATTGGCTGTGTTGTACGGATAAGCAGGTGGCAAGTATTCAGCAAAAACCTTAGATAAGATTTCAAACTCAATTCTTTGTGATGCATGCAATCTTTTGTGAATTGCAGACATAACTCTTGTGCCACGCTCAAGTAGAGCAACCGTTGTACCGACTGGCGCATTTTGATTCGCATCACCGATTTGCATATCAGCAATAGATGCGAAACGCCGACCACTATCAACAAGGATTCCCAGGAGAGAGAGGAGAGTTTGAGAAGGTTCCTTGAACGGTAACGGTACAAAGGCGTCTCGCAAACTTCCACCCGGAGCGTCCATGTCTCTGAACTCACCTGGTTGTAAAGGTTGATCGTCATTGCGAATACGGATTCCACGAGCCTTAAAGCCAGCTGGTAAATTAGATAAAGTACCAGCGTCAATAAGCTGACGCAGAATAGAAGTCGAGGCTTTTGACAAGCCTCCGATCATGTGGGTTAAACCAAAGCCATAGAATCCTAGGCCTGGTAAAAATTTGTAATGCACAAAGTAATTGATGCGTTCTTTTAACGGATCATTCTCTTTGTAGTTTCTTCTAATGGACAATACTTTGCCATTAGCCATGGTGACGATGTATGGCAACTTGATGCCAGTCTCTTCACCTTCAGCGTTCATGTCTTCAAAGCCCGCTATGTCTAACTCGACATGAGATTCAAAAACTTGACAAGTGTCATCGTCTGAATAGCTAGGCTCAACGCCCTGTAACTTATCGATCTCTTCTTGGATCTCGTCAGTTTCATCTGGGTTGACTGTGCCATAGTTTAGATCTACATCACGATAAAAACCGATTTGTTGCAGCTTGCGTATTTCATTCATGGACATGTTAATCACATGAGTGATTCTTGTCGCGCTGTGTAAGTCAGTTGCTCCGTAAGGAACAATCAAGTCTTCACTTGGAATGAACTTAGAAACTGCTCTGCCTAAGTTTTGATCGTAATATACTTTTCTAAAAGCTGAACCACTGAGTGGTAGATAGAACAACATTTGATCTGTCTCAGAGTCATACTCACGCATGACTTGCATCAACTGATAGTTCATAAACTCTTGAACGCGTGATGCTTGTTGTTCTGTTTCAGGTGTGGCCATACCAACAACTTGTGTCTTGACTGGACCTTGAGAAGGTAACAGCTCGTTGTATGCTTGAGCTTGGAACTGGGTTACTGACTCAGCAAGGAGTGGATGCATAACACCAGAAGCTCCTTCAAAAGGTTGAGTTCTTTCTTCGTAGTTCATACCAAGATACTCTAGACCTTCACGATAAGTTTTCTCCCATTCTCTGCGTGACTCTTTGTCAGCATCGATGTTGCCCATCAAATCATTTTTAACAGAAGTTAATTCTTGGTCATCAATAATATCAGATAAGTTCGCATAGAAGTCTGTATCTTCCATAGGGGGAGTGGGCATACCAAAAGCAATGTTGCCATCTTCAAGTTGCTCAAAGTTATCGAAGTCTGCATCTTCTTCAGTTACATCAACCTCAAGCTCCATGCCCTTAGATCTATCACGAACTTTAAGGTCTATTTGATCTTCAATGCTGATTGCTTTTTCTACTGCCATTTATCTTTTTCCTATAAAAGCTTTGCCATGACCTTTTATGGCTATGCCACCGCCTTTCATTTTTCTTGGAGAAATTTTACTGCTTTTAGCAAACTCTTTTTCCATTCGAGCAGCATAAGCCTTTGTTTGATCTTCTCTTTCTTTTCTTCTTTTTGTTATAGCTTTATCTGAAAAAAACTCATCTCTTTTTTCTTTGCTCTTCATTGACTTTTGATCTTTGCTTTTAAGATCTTTCATTCTTTTGTCAAATTGTTTTTTACGTTTTATTTTTTTTATTTCTTTTGCTGGCTTATCAATAAAATCAACAATAGATTCAAGAAGTTTTTTCTTAGCCATTATTTTATTTTAAAGCTTTGCCAAAACCTCTTTTAGCTACGCCTACTCCTCTTCTTTTGCCGCCGCTTCTAGAACCTTTAGACTTTATCATGCCACCGCTTCTGTAGCCTTTAGATGCCATGCCACCAGATCTATAACCTTTAGATGTCATACCACCAGACTTATAGCCTTTAGATGTCATGCCGCCAGTTTTCATTTTCTTAGGTTTCTTGGCAGCTTCCATATTTTCTTTTTTAACTTTATCAATCCTAGCTTGTTTGGCCATATCTTTTTTGACCGCTGCATCAAACTGCTTGTCTGTTCTGCCTTTTTTACTTTTCTGTGCATCAGACATTTTTTTGTTAAAAGGTTTAGACATTTCTTTTCTTTGCGCAGCAGTCATTCTTTTTTTAATCTTTTTACCGCTTGGCAAAGTTTTCATGCCAGTCAAGTCATCAACTTTTTTAGTAATGGCTTTTTGAACTTTAGGATCGTTGGACTTAGCAACAATCTTTCCATCCTTAATTCTTTGGGCAGTTTCTTTTGTTAGCTCTGAAATGCTTTTTATAAATTTTGTTTTTGACATGATATACCTCTAATTTATTTGTTAACCATCTCTTGCATTATGCGTCTGCGATTAGCAGCGCCAGCAACAAGGCCACCGTCTTTAAAGCCCGGACCTTTTTTTACTTTTTTCTTTCCAACGTTATTTGGTTCTATTGGTGTTGCCATCAATGGTTTTTTTGCTTGTGAACTTTTCTTTGCAGCTGGGGCTGAGGTTTTCATTATACCACCTGAACCAGGCTGTTTAGGTCCTCTTGAAAAACTGGGAATCTTTGGCATGCTTGCTTGTGCTTTTTTAGCTGTTGGCTTTTTAGGCATCTTTGGTGCTGCAGTCTTGCCTGATTTTAGTTTTGGAATTTTTATATTTCTTCTATTTAATTTTCTTAATATTCCCACAATTATTACCTCTAATAATATATTCGTTGTTTGGGTATTGGTTCTTCATCTTCTTCATCTGAATCCAATCTTACAAAGTTACCCTGACGAAATCTTAGTATAGCCTGTGTTGTCGAATCTACAAAGTCATCATTTTCCCCATAAGGAAAAGCTGCACATTCTTCTATGACCTCCTCTGCAAATATAGCATCAGGAGCCCACACCATCCCTGCTTCAAACACAGGAGAGGCGCTGTGCACTCTAGTGACTTTGTCCTTCCCTTTAGTGGGTCGGTA